GACGCGCCAATGACTCCTGTTGCTCCTGTTGCGCCTATTACGCCTGTTGCGCCTGTTGCGCCTGTTGCGCCTGTTGCGCCTGCACCTGACGCGCCAATGACTCCTGTTGCGCCTGTGGCACCTGCGCCTGTGACGCCAGTTGCGCCTGCACCTGACGCGCCAATGACTCCTGTTGCGCCTGTGGCACCTGCGCCTGTGACGCCAGTTGCGCCTGTTGCGCCTGATACTCCAACACCTGACGCGCCTACTGCACCTGTTGCACCTGTTCCTCCAGTTGCTCCAGTTAGCCCAAAATCACCAGTCGGGCCAGTGTCTCCAGTAAGTCCTGTATCACCAGTAGGTCCAGTAAGTCCTGTGTCACCAGTAGGTCCAGTCTCACCATCGATACCTGTGTCACCAGTTAGACCAGTCTCACCATCGATACCTGTGTCACCAGTAGGTCCAGTGTCTCCAGTAAGTCCTGTATCACCAGTAAGACCTGTGTCACCAGTAATGCCAGATATTCCCGTAGAGCCTATTTGTCCGGTTGATCCTACCTGCCCAGTCTGTCCGGTCAGACCTACATCTCCTGTAGCCCCTGTCAGGCCCGTAGTTCCCATCGGGCCTGTCTCACCAGCACCAGTCAACCCAATATTTCCTGTACTGCCAGTGTCTCCCGTATCACCTGTTGGGCCGCTGTTTCCCGTATCTCCGGTGAGTCCTAATGGGCCAGTGCCACCAGTATCCCCCGTATCGCCCATCGGACCAGAGGTGCCCATATCTCCAGTAGCACCCGTAACGCCCGTAACGCCCGCGCCAGTGATGCCAGTATTTCCTATATCTCCAGTCAACCCAGCAGGGCCTACTTGACCAGTATCACCAGTCTGACCCATCGGACCAGTTATCTGACCACTGGTGTTCTCCCAAACAGCAGCACCAGTAGATGGATCGACACAAGCCCAAAGATTACCTGTTGATGTGTCGATCCATAAGGACCCTTCGTTGAATCCTTCCGACTCATCATTCGACGGCCCAGGGCTGCTCGTAGCAGCATGTGTGTTAGCCTCACGCTGCCATAGGGCATTACCAGATGTTCCGTCAACGCAGATGTATACCGCGTTGTAGGTAGTGTCTATCCAACGAGACCCAGCAACGTATCCCTCACCCTCGTCATCATTTCCGGTAGGGGATACAATAGCCTCGAAGTTATTTCTCGGTCCAAAGAATGGTTCGCTGAGCATCCAGCCATCTCCTATAAACTACTAGAAAGGCTCTTCGAGAAGAATCACTCCTGCTGACGTTTCCCCACCACCTATGCCAGATGTTTCGATCTTAATCTGCATATTAGCCGCGATAGGAAATGCTCTATCAGACACAAGCGTACTTCCCCATGATAGCGCAGTGACACCTACCGCCTGCATATATGGGAAGGTTCCCCAGTCTGTAATGAGCGATATAGTGATGGTAAGCGCCCCGGCAAGACTGCGTGTGATAAACGCACCAGCAAAGTACATAGTCCTATCACGCTTAGGGGTAGTTATAGTAAGCTCAGCCCCCGCAACAGGAACAACTCCGACTTCATGAATCCTAGAAGACATGACGACCTCCGAATACTAAACGAGACTTCCCAAAAGCTGCTTCGACGTGATCTTAGACTCTTTCGCAAACTCTTTCACAGTATCCATAATTCCTTGTCGGATGAATGGTCGCGCAGGAATTACTATTGCTGCCGTGCTAGATTTGAGGTTGATACCACGCGACCTAAACCAGCCTCGCATCTTATCAGTGACTCCTACGCTAACCCCCTGCTCCTGAATCATGGCAAGTTCCCATACTGGCATCTGGGCTTCTACATGAAACGCATCTGGATCTATTCCGCCAAACCACGATCCATCACTAAGCTTTTTTCGCGTAATAGATTTATACAGTGCCCTCGTTTGTATCAGAGGAATTCCATGGCCTTTAAGCATGACGGTTATATCGGACAGATTATTTGGTCGATTCATCAATGCATCATATCGCCCGGTAAGAAGTGAGCTTGCTATTTTAGCCGCAGCGATACCGGCCCACTTCTTTGGCGTATCCGTCATGACGTTAATAATGCGTTTCTTAAAACCGCCCAAGGCAAATGCTCTACGGAACAGATCCCACTGTCCATAGGGCTGCATATGAAGCCTGACGAGATGTCCAAGATCAGCCATTATCTGATCGACTCCCTCTCATCACGATCAAACTCAAACTCAGCTACCATAAGCAGGAACTGCCCATTCCTAGGAGACTCTGGGCGTACCTGAATCAAAGGGCAGTTAAGCTGAGTAGGTGTGGCGGATGGCCCAACCTCAACGAGCATATCTCCTTTGCTTAACGTAATACCCGCTCTAGTTAGATCCGACATCCGGAAGTAGATTCGCCCTCGTGATGAATCTCTATCGCCAGTACGTGTTCTATCGGTAGGATTATATCGTTTGTTCGAGTATAGATTGACCTGTCCTTCTATCTCAATTCTTGTCGGCCTGTCTTTTGGCCCTTTACTTTCTCTGAAGTCGTCATCAATAACGGTAGCGGTAGCTGACAGCTGATCTATTACTACACGCATCATTGACATGCGTAGTGGAAGTGCCATTATACCATTCCTATGTATGTCGGAATTTCGTCAATGAACTGCTGTAAAATCGAGTCCACCTGAGCGTCCCCAGTGCTGCCGCTTTCGATGCGCTGTGAAATAAGATCAGCGTCTATCTTGTAGCGATAGTTGTCGATTCTCTCTTCTACTATGGCCTGTTGCATAATGTCGTCTTGCTGGCCACCTTCAGAACTGAGTTGTGGCATATCACGTATAACAAGCCGCGTAGCAGCACGCCGAATCAGCATTGGGGTTCGTCCAAACGATTGGACTACAGTTCCGCTTGGAACATCAAATGAAAGCTTGGATGGGCCATCGTCTGCGAACAATAATGACGATGTGGTCGAATCAACTCCAGATATCTTCTGCATAACCGTACCACCGGTAAGAGTAAAGATGGCCCAGTCATGAGACTCCCAATCTGTTAAATCATCCACCACAACCTTAGCGTCACCGGCAGTTGCTGCCGATGTAGTAGTAGTCGAGAGTGCCTTATCGCCCTCTAACCAGCCAAAAACTCCCGTTAGCTTGACGTTCTTTCGGCCACGTGGGAACCACGTCTCATATTCAGTTGGTCCCATCCACCACGGGAGTGCTCCTGATGTTGAGTAGTCAGTAACCCATTCAATCATTCTGTTGTCTTGGCTTAACTCGACATTGGCAAGAGCAACAGTAAATTCGCGACGGTCAGGTAGTACACTAGTTCTCTGACGCGCCGTGCGTTCACTGACGATCTGAATAGCTGTCAGATCAATAATTGGAATGTACCCAGGCAGATAGACAAGCGGACTATTCTGCCCATCTACATACTGATCACCAACTATAGGCTGGAATATCTGACCGGTAAATCGATTGATACGATCAGAAGCAACCCGAATCAAATAGCGTAATCGAGTCGGGCTTGCCTCATCGATAGTCACACCTTCATCACGAAGGTCTTTTTCAGTGCAGTACTCGAAATAGGCCATTGCCGCCTCCCATCACCGCAGCACAAGAGACGGGCAGGGGAGTCGCCTACTTCTTTGCGCGATTCTTCTTGCCCAGCTTCTTGTCGCTCGCCTTAGCCGACTCATCGGTCTCTACCTTCTCTTCCGCCTTGGGCGCTTTGGCGACAGGCGCAGGCGACGGAGGAGGTGGAGGCGGAGGTGAAGCAGCAGGAGCGGCTACCGGCTTCTTAGCCTTAGGAAGCTTCACATACGTAAGGGCTTCCTTCGTGGCCAATTGCTTTCGAGTAGGTGCAGCACCAAACAACGGTATACCTTTGGAATTACACTCTTCCACCGTATCCGGCTTGCCTCTAAGCACGTCAATGTCATTGAGATCTTCAACTGTCACGGCCTTCGTGCCACTGAATGAGTACAGCTTATTCTTGGTACGAATGGTATACGAAGCCGCGTTAACGAGTCTAAAGTAAGCAGCCACCGACCACCTCCAAACAGATCAATCTAACTAGACCTTCGCATCGTCATATGTAATCAATGAGCTATGACGATGTGGTAATTACGCCAAGAGTACTTACGATCAGGCCCAAGACATCTCTGGCAAAGCCATCGTCAAGATGCTGAAGAAACTTAGTATCAGCCATAAGCTTTACCTTTTAAGTCTTAGGGTGGACCGTGACTTTCATCACGGTCCACCTTAGACTACCTACCTAAGCCGCTTGCTAGAGAGCCTCACGACGAACATTGATAGCCTTGACAACAGCATCAATATTCTCGACCTCAACAGCAACCTGATTGTAAACAACCGTCTCAATCCTATCGTAGTTCTTGTTGAACTCCGAGAAGATTCGCGTGCCCATGAGCATGGCATAGATGAGGTTCATTGGGTTGGTCAGAAGAATGAACGAACCTTCATAGACTGTTCCCGCCGTACCAGCATTAGAGCCAGTATAAGCGGCAGCGGTCAGACCAGCGGTAACCAAGAAGTCATCGGTACCAGCCGTAAGAGTGAACGTGGCAGCCGCGCCTGTTGCCACTGTGTAGGCTAGCAAGTTGCCTTCACCATTATCAGCCCAAACAACAGCAATCGGAGACGCAACGGCCGTCAACATCAGGTCGTTCATCTCTTTGGCCACTACAACTGTCTCACGAACGCCAGCCGTCAGCGTACCGTTAGTCAGGGTGCTTACACCATCAGTGATGGTGAACTCGTCGTTCGAGCCAGCTACGATCACGAACGGACCAAACAAGTTACCCTGAGTGGTCGCAGGAGTTGCAGCAGTGACGGACAAGGACTTGTCATCCGGAATAAGAGGAATGACAACCATCGGGCGACCAAACGGATTGATGCCCGTGCCACCAAGAGCAGCATCACCAACTGCGGTGCCGCGCTCTGACAGCAAGTTCATCCAGTCGTTAGCAACCGTGTCAGAGACAAGGAAGCGAAGACCTGGATCGTTCTTGAACTGCTTCGGCATGGAACGAATCATAGCCGCGAAAAGATTCTTCGAGACCGAGTCGCCGTCCGCATCAACGATGTGCGAATTGTTGGTGAGGATATCCCAACCATCGAGCCTCTTTAGAAGCATTTCGGTTGGGTTCGTGCCTACGAGAGTATCGTCGCCCTGAATAGCGAGCAGTTCGAGGTCGGTAGCAATTCGCTCCGTCATCGTTTCCATCAGCGTGTCTTCGAAGCCGACCTGCTCGATGTTGCTCTGCAGTGATTCAGTCGTGATGCTCCACTGCGAGATAACCTTCTGAGCGATCAGTTCGATCTGGTTGAACTTACCAGAACCGGTGTCGGTCGTATTGGTGTTCTCAGCGATGGAGATAGTGACAGGCTCACTGATGTGCATCTTGTCGATGGTCTGCTTTGGGCGGGCCATCGGAATAAATCGAACCATGGACAGAAGTCGCGAGAACTTCTTAACCAGTACAATGAACCTGCTCTGCTGAGTAGGATTCAATTCACCACCGGTAAGGAACCCGGTTGATTCGAACGTCTTTTCGATCATGCTCTTGTTTTCCACGGATCTACTCCCTTCAAAGAATGTAGATCAACCATTAACGACGAGAGCCCAATTGGGATGTCGCCGAAGAAAATACTCCACTGAACACGCCGCCTCGACCTGAGACAGGATGATCTGTTTCCTGACCCTTAATCGATTGGCTAGCTCCATTAACCTTCTCGACCGTCTCAAGGCGCTGAGTAAGGTCGCCAAGATTCTTGACTACGGTGTCAATCTTGCCAGCAAGAGTCGTTTCCACGGCAGTGGATGACTTCTCGATGAGCGATGCGACGGACTTCGCTAGGTCATCCGCCGTAACTGGCATGACTCCGTAGTGACTCATCAGCTGTTCGAGTGCGTCCTTCTCGGACAGGTGAAGATTCGCTACAACTGCCTTAAACGAAGAGAAAATATTTCCGGCCTGCTCAGCGTCCGTAGATTCTGAGGCGTCGTCCTTCTTCTCCTCAGACTGTTCAGTAGCGCTCTTCTCTTCTCCGGCCTTCTTCTCTTCGACCTTATCCTCGGCCTTGACCTCAGTCGTGTCTTCGGTCTTCTTCTCCTCTTTCGAGGAAGCGATTTCCTTGACGGCCTCGGCAACGATCTTCACTGAAGAAGCGAGTTGTGCAAGTGACTGCTCAAGAGCGTCCAGCCGACTGTTGTCGGCATTCTCTTCGCTCTTCTCTTCTTTCTTGTCGGTGGCCTTCTCAACGGCCTCTTCTGCTGATACTTCTTCTGCTGATTTCTCTTCTTCTGACTTCTTCTCTTTTTCGGCCGTGTCTTCAGCCGTTACATCTCCGGCAACCTCTTTAGTCTCGCCATCAGACTGCTCTTTGGAGGTTTCCGATGCGTCTTCCTTCTTCGCGTCTTCCTTGCGTGCCTTAGCAGCCTCCTCGGCTACCTTCTCTAGCTCCGCTAGTTCCTGCTCCTCTTTAGCCTTAGCAGTAGCGTCGGTCTTAGCCTTCTCATCAGCACTGGCCTTGTCCTCGGCAACCTTCTTCTCTGCGTCGGCCTTCTCCTGAGCAGTCTTTTCGGCAGCTATACGATCAGCTTCCGCTCGTTCTTCTGGAGTCTGCATCGTTCCTGCCCTTCTGGTCTCTGGACCCTCCGCCTCCTCGGACTTTTCCACGGGAATAGCCCAGACACCTTTTTCTTCGGCTGGAGGCACTCTCAAACCCGTAATAGACTCATCCCATTGAGTCCACCATTTAAGCGTAAGCCATTCTGGAATGGCCTCGCCAACACTCTGAAGAGAACTTACAAAGTCCTCATAATCTTTTTCGACAGCCACGCCCCACTTAGTTGGGATGGACTCACCACGAACTTTAGTAAGCCATTCTTTCTTCAGTGGAGGTGCAGTTCGACCCGCCTGCTCGTAATGCTTACGAAGATGGGTATACAATGATATACGACCTTCTGGTGACGTATCGCGACGAAATCCGCCACGTGCACCGTTAAGAGCCGCAACAGCTCGCTGTACCCCAGACATGTATGTCTTCATGCCACCATCAGTAAGCTTATGATGGGGCAAAGAATACCCGCTCTTGACGGTAGGAGTTGCACCTAGGCTACTATCATAATATGTATGGGCTGACTTGTAGCGATCCCAGTTATCAAGATCGGCACCAAGGAGGGTGCTTCCATCTCGTGAGGCGTTCCAATCCCAGGCAGACTCAGCAGCTAGCGGCCACGCCTTGTAAATAACCGTGGCCTTCAATACTTCATCGCCCATCTGAGACTCCTTGGAAGACGTGCGTTGTTCACTAGCATCACTAGAGTTATCTTCTGAAGGGATATTAAGCGCACCATTGGACGATGTCAACAAGTTATTCGCAACGTTTTTTCGTCCAGGGCTCTCATCAGATTTTTGTTCAGCATCCTTATCTTCAATTTCGTCCAACGATATAGCTACGTACTTCTCGCCCTTCTCAAGAACGCCCTGAAATTCATCGATTGAGAATCCACTTTCGTCAAGTGACTTGAACATAGCGTCTAGAAAACCGGTGCGGGGATTAGCTGCCATGTTTGCACGGGTTACAGCAATATGGTCAAGGATTAGATCGTTGAGAACTCGTACCACCCTACCATCCGCTGTTTCTTCCAGATAGGCTGGCTTAGTTGAGTTTTCGTTTAGCTTGCCACCAATGGAAAGCTGTCTCCAACATTCCTGAGCAAGTGCTTCCTTGAACAATGTACGAGCCTGCGGATAATCGTCATACAAAATATAGTCAACGACCATCTCAGTAGCATTGGTCTGCTGATTCTTTCTAAGTTCGGCGTCAGTAGACATCCCAATCTCAAAAGAAGCTCTATGCTCCGGAAGAAGAGGAAGCCCCTTCTTACATTGCTTGACCATCTTCTTAAGAGCGCTTAGCGAGATACGATCCCGCTGAAGATCCTCAAGGTCGTCAGATGCAATGCCACGTATGTGCATTTTGCCCTGAGCGTCCTTATAGGCCTCAAGGCGATCAGTGATGAACTCAAATCTCAGCATAGCAGCTCCCTACTTAGTCTTAATAGCAGTATCAAGACTCACACGATCAATCTCAGTACCATGGCGATCACTGAGGATGATTTCAGCACCCTCAACGTCGCGACCAAGCTCTTCTTTAAGAAACGTCCGTGTCTTGAGTGCAACGCCAGTTAGTGACTTGATTAGCTCTCGGCGCGCTTTAGATATCTTGTGAGATATTGATGACTTGGACTCTTTCTTATCATCTTCCTCGGCAGACTCGTCATCGTCTTCTGTGTCATCATCGTCATCTTCCGACTGATCTTCTCTGTTAGGATCAACAAGGAACTGACTTTCATCGTCAGTAGCTGGCTGAGGAACCCATGGCTGAACACCCGCAGGAGTCACCATGCCCTGGGCTGCAAGTCCCATGTCCAGAAATGAAAGTGCGAAGACAAGAGGCAACTTGCCATAGACCATCTCGGGAGGAAATGGAGGAAGCCCCATAGCAATACGGCTCTCGTTAATAGTGGCAACACCCGACTTTTGTAGCAAATTCTGAACGGTAGCCTCTTCAACATCATCGAGAACCTTTGGGGGCAAGAACTTCAGCATAACGCTCTTGACCTTGAACGATGCCATGACCGTAGCATTGAGTATCCACTCATGCTTACTAATGTCAGGGATAAGTTCCTGCTCAATGGTAATGCGCCGGAGTACTGATGACGTAGATCTATTAATTCCTTCCGCAGTGAAGAACGGAGTACTCAATCCAGATGATTCACGGATCTCTTCGTCATTAGCCTTTCGGTAGGATAGGAACGACCCATCGTCCGTTACGCCGACGGTCAACGGCTGAATTTCAATCTTAGTCGATGCTCCGGTCCTACTACCGAGCACTTTACGCGGCTCAGCCTGAAGCACCATAACGCGATGTGCCTTCTCAGGTCCCTTTGCGTCAGCACGAAGAAAGTTCTTTATGCCATCAATTGATTTATCAGATAGCTGACCACCGGATACAATGATAGCCAATCTTCCAACTGCATCATTCTCAAAGAAAGCAATGTTCCGAACAGCTGCCAAACGCGATCCCTGAATAGCAGCTACAGCGGATATCCAACGAGGAATACCATAGAATGAAGATCGAGGTGAATAGATTGAGAACTGAATCAACTCGTTAGCCTGATCATCCTTGGATATCGGGCCAGTTTCAAACTGGCCGGTGCTCTTATTCATGACCTTAGACTCGCCGAAATGCTTGA